ATGTTCGACCCCTTTTTTTATGCACAATATCAGTCGTATAGAAATGTGCGACTGATATTATGCTGGATAATCTCTGTTACAAGGGACCCGTACAATTTTTGTTTTATGGCGCAATTTTGCATAACCAGAAAACAAATCTTATTTGGTGGTGCGATTTTATCGCACTTTTTTATTTCAGAACAAATGGAGAATTGTATGTCTATATCCGTAGATCAGGTCTTCGTAAAACAATTCGAAGCCGATGTTCATTTGGCTTATCAGCAAATGGGCACAAAATTGCGCGCTTCTGTGCGCAGTAAATCGGGCGTTGTTGGTAAATCAACCACGTTCCAAAAGGTAGGCAAGGGTGTCGCCAGCACAAAATCGCGTCATGGTATCGTTCCTGTTATGAATTTGAATCACGAACCAGTGGAATGCATACTGAACGATTACTATGCGGGCGATTGGGTTGACGCATTGGATGAATTGAAAACCAATGTTGATGAACGTCGTGTCGTCGCGGCTGCTGGCGCATATGCGTTGGGTCGCAAGACCGATGAATTAATTGTGTCGGCAATGAGCAACACAACAACCAATGCTGGAAACTATTCAAATGCTTTTTCAAAAACGATGATTTTAGAAGCAATTGAAAAACTGAACGAAAACGAAGTTCCAGATGACGGTCGCCGTTTCGCAGTTATCGGTGTTAAACAATGGAACACATTGTTGACTTTGGATGAATTTGTTTCAGCCGACTATGTTGGTGATACACCATTAACCACAGGATTCGAATCGAAAAAGTGGTTGGGTGTGACATGGTTGTTATACAACGGTTTGCCACTGTCGGGAACACAACGTGATTGCTTTATTTATCACGCATCTAGCATCGGACATGCATGTGGCCAAGAAGTGAAAACCGATATTTCATGGCATGGTGAACGCGCTGCACACTTTATCAGCAACAGTATGTCCCAAGGGGCAGTGTTAATTGATAATGACGGTATCGTTCGTATCAAGTGCAAAGAAGCTTAATCAAAAACATAACCAATGGGGGAAACAATGGCATTTCAAAACAAGAACTTGTCTGTAATCGCATATGCAAACGGTTTTACTTTGTGGCATTATGCCGCCAATGAAACACTGGAAGCAATCGCAACCGCTGGTTATTTCAACAGTGTAAAGACACTGATGAATGTTGGCGATATTGTTATTGTTAATGCATCTGATACGACATCAATCAAAGTTGTTGGTGTGTCCAGCGATAACATCACACTTAGTGCATTGTCTTAAAACAACGAATCAAATGGTCGGCAAATGTCGACCATTTGATATATGGGGGAAAATATGTTCACAAAAATAGATCTTTGTTCAATGGCTTTACTGAAATTGGGTGAAAAACCAATTCAGTCATTAGCAGACGATTCTGCAGCGGCGCAACTTGCACGTACATTGTTCAATCCAATTACAGATGCACTTATTGCATCACATCCATGGCGTTTTGCAACGCGTGTTTTAGAATTAACCAAAAACACAGATGATAATTTTATTATTCCAAGTGATGTTTTGCGTGTTCTTAAATGTTCTGGACGTATAGAAAATGGGCGAATTATTGCGGATGGTGACAAAATAAATATTGTAGTATTAACACGTGTTGCGCCCGAAGAATACCCAAGTTATTTTGTGTCTTTGGTGGCAACAAAGCTGGCAATGGATTTCTGTGTTCCTGTGACTGGGGATCACAATGTATTCCGGATGTTAACAGCGTTATATGAAACAGAGTTTGCTTCGGCTAAATTCATAGACAGCACAACCACTACATCTGTAAGTATAGAAAACTTTTCACTGATAAATTCGCGTTTTTAATTCGTATGGAGGTTGCTATGGTTGAATTTATACAAACACAAAATAATTTCGCACATGGTGAAATAGACGCTGAATTTTTTGCGCGTAATGATATTTCTGGGGTCGCAAAGTTGGAAAATATGGATGTGTTGTCGGGTGGAGGAATAACCCGCAGACCGGGGTTAAAAGCGGTTGCGTCATTATATGAAGAGGTTCGCATAATACCGTTTTCTGTTAGTGAAACAGAAAATTATATCGTGGTCGTTGGCGATGAATATATTGATGTGTTATCCCAGGATGGAACACGTGTGCAAAGTTTAATTACACCGTGGACACTTGACGATGTTGCTCGTTTACAATATGCGCAACGGTTTGGAACAATGATTTTTGTGCATCCTGATTACCAACCATATGTTATGTCCCCGAAAAATAATGGTTTTCAAATAAAACAATTCAGTTTTTCCAGTAACGATGATATGACGGTAAATATACCGTTTATGAAATTTGATGATGCAGATGGAGTTACGATTACGGTTACATCAAATGCAGGGGGAAACAATTTTGCAACATTTACAACAAATGTGAATTTTTGGGATTCTTCGCGTGTGGGCGAACTACTTTTCTTGATGGGATTACAATGGCAGATAACTTCTTTTATAGATGCGAAAACAGTTGTCGCACAAACTAATTCAACATGTACATTGCCAGCAGATCCAATAACAGATTGGTATGAAGCCGCATTTGGTGATTTTCGTGGTTGGCCATGCAGTATTACATTTCATCAAGACAGGTTGGTGTTCGGTGGTTCACGCAGTCACCCAAGTGGTATATGGATGTCCCAAATTGGAAAACACAATAATTTTGCGGTTGGGACCGGTCTTGATGACGAAGCAATTTTTATAACATTGGTATCTGGACAACGGCAACAGATTTGCACAGTTGTCAGCAGTGATAATTTGCAGATTTTAACATCTGTGGGTGAATGGGCGATTTCCAATAAACCGCTTACGCCATCATCAATTAATATCAAACAGCATACATCTGTGGGCAGTATTGTTTCACGATATTTGCCGCCGCAAGAAATAGAAGGCCAAACCGTCTTTGTCGCGGGAAATATGTTTGATATTCGTGAATTGGCATTAGATGAACTGGGCGAAAACTATAATGCAAACGATTTATGTGCATTATCCAAACATTTAATGAACGGCCCGATTGATATTGCTTATAACGCATCAGAACACAAATTATTTGTGGTAATGGCTGACGGAACAATGTCGGTATTAAACAAAAATTCAAATTTACATATTTCGGCATGGGGAAAATATAAAACCGATGGTAAATTTAAATCAGTCGCCGTTGTTGGCAACATAACGTATGTTGTTGTGCAACGGGGCGCGAATTTTGTGTTGGAAAAATTTGATGATACGGCATTGGATGATGTCGGTAATGCTTTTGATTTTTGTGCGTGGGGTTTACCGCTGCGTGCATCAAACCACAATGTGACACGCATGCATATTCGCAAGATATCAGTGCGATTGTTGGATACAAAATCATTGTTTATAAATGATAAAAGGGTTGTGTTGCCAAATGAAATATACGCATCAGGTGCGCCTGGATTCAGTGGTGATATGTCAATTACCCAGTTGGGAACATCGCACAAATGTATAAATTCACCGTGGAAAATTCACGGTTCAGATGCATTGCCGGCGACAATATTGTCGGTTTCAATGTATGGAAATTATGGAATATAAAAATGGAGATAAAAAATGGGACAAATATTATCAGATGTGACAGATGTCTTGAATTATAACGATTCTAAACATACTGCAAACACTAAGCGCAAACAGATTTTGCGTGAAATGTCGGCTGATGAAGCAACAAAAACAAATCTTATAAAAAAAGCATTGGCATCGCAGCGCGCCAAATATGGTGCCGACGGTGTTAATGGTGACAATATGACAACAGGGGCAGTGTTAAAACGAATCAAAGATGAAACATCTGAACCGTACGATACAAAACGTCGTGCAAATTTAACCAAACTGAAATCAATTAAAAAATCAGATTCAACCAGTTTGTTAAAAAAGTTATTAAAACACTTTGATGATTTGGTTGCATAGAATCGTTGTGAAATTTTGCGATGATTACGACATTTTATAATTTTATGGATGTATGGAATCGTCATATAAATATGATAACGCCAACACATCATCGGAAAATAATGGATTTTCTGGTCGATGTGTTGGAATTTGCGCCACACAAAGGTCTGCTGACCGCTTTCAGACATTCTGGAAAATCAACAGTTGTTGGTATATTTGCCGCGTGCGTTTTGTATGTCAGACCAAATACCAGAATACTTATACTGTCCGCAGAAACGACATTGGCAAATCGTATGGTAAATCATATTCGCAACATTTTGGAAAATCATCCATTGTGTGTCGATATGATTCCAAAGAATAAGAAAGAGTGGGCATCTGGGCGCATAACAATCAACCGCGATGTCGGAATCCGTGAACCATCAGTTATATGCCAGGGTATTCATGGTAATATAACTGGCAGTCGTGCAGATTTAATTATATGTGATGATGTTGAAGTGCCAAATACTTGTAACACAGCACAAAAACGGGAAATGTTGCGTGAAAGATTGCGAGAGTTAGATTTTATATTGTCACCACACGGCGCGATCGTTTATATTGGAACACCGCATACAACCGATACGATATATCGCACCAATGAACAAGATTAATCATTGTCTGCTGTATTTGGGTGATTCACAGAGCTGATGCTTAAACGCAATTTTTCCAACAGTTTGATTCCTGGTTCACCAAACATCGGCAGATATGTTTCGTATTCCGGCATATCTGCTTGCAGTTGGGCGCGTGCCCGGTCAGATATTATGTTTGAAACCAAATCGTTTGCCTCGTTCCAGCGCATATATGCGTTATATGTTTGGCTGACTGTTGCCCATTTGGATAATAATTCAGGATGTTCGACCGATATAAGTGAATGAATTTTCTGTAGCCATTCTGAACCAAACGATTGAACAACAGGTATTCTTTCCAGTTTATCCAAACCGTCTTGGTCCGGGGTAAAATCGGCAATTGCAGATTCCAGCGTGTTCCAATCAGATTGTGATATGTTCGTGTCGATTGCAGTTTCAGCCATCATACCACCGTACGGTAACAAATCGCGTTCAATGGAATTCATTGGGGTTTTGCCAGATTTTAAGTTGTCGATATGTTTAGCAAGCATTTTACCCGTAGGTAATTCAACCAATGCGTCAATAACATCTGGTGTTGCTTCGTCAACAAATATTGGGTTCAACGCACCCCATCCACCGATAATAACATGTGCCTGGCGGTAAAGGTTTAACAACTTTTGTGCAACTGTGCTGGCTTTTGGTTTCATGGGTTCTCTCTCCACTGAATTGGGTTGTTTATTCCATTACAATCATAATTACCTTGTGCATGGCTGCGCCAATGATTTTTTCAGATGCACTTGCACCCTGGCCATATATTTTGCCTTTTGCGTCTTGGTGTACAGAAACAATCTGTGCAGTGGCGACATCTGTTGGTTCCAATTTTGCAAAATCAGAATCAATACAAATCGCCATGTCGCCCACAGATACCGGGGCGTTTATATCGGCAAATACATACGATTTTTCAGGTAAAAATCCGCCCAAATGTTTTGTGTTTGGAATAACAGCATAAACACCCTTGCGTCCTTCAAGGTTCATAGGGGCGACAATCATTGTCTCATCTGATTTCTTGAAAGCAATTGCGCGTCCCGCAGGTGTTCCAAACACTGGGACCAATTTTTTGCGTGCACTATCATACAATTTGGCACCATATAAACCACCATGCATATCAATGCCAGATACAGGATTATCTGCGACCAACACGGATTTAACGCGTTCTTTGACCTTATTTATTTGTTTGTTTAATTCGCCAGATTTATACAATTTAGCAATTTTATCAAACATTGAACCAACTGTCATAGTGAACGATTTTGCCAATGGTTCGATTTCGTTCTCGTAAATTTCGCGTTGTCCAACCTCTATCTTATGATACACAGACAGTGTCATGCCAGCATCTTTTGCAGCTTGGGCAATCGTTTTGCCAGATTGCTGACGGATTTTACGTAAACCAGACCCAAATACCTTTAACCCGCTGTTTTCGTTATCATTTAAGCGGCGTTTGATTTCATCTTGCCATTGTGTTGCAACATCATCAGACTCTTTGATAAATACATCGGAAAGTTTGCATCCCAAAATATTGCAGATGTTCAGTAATTGTTTTTGGTTTAAACGGCGAACACCTTTTTCTATCTTTGACACCGCAGACAAAGACAATCCAGCACGACGCGATAATTCAGTCATCTTCATGCCACGTGCCAAGCGGATATTGCGGATATTATTTGGAAAAATGATTTCTTCTTGGGCCATAACAAACTCCTTGGAATACTTGACAAAATCTTAGTCAATTTTTCCAGGGCTTGCAAGCAGAAAATGATTACATATCGTCTGGAATTTCGTTTACATCGATGTCTGGTATATCATCATTTGTAATCGGTGTGGGTTGAACTGCCTCATCCACAGGGATAAATGTACTTGCCGCACGTGCCGCAGATTCATCCAGATTATCAAACAAACTATATTCACCAAAGAATGCAGTGTGAATTGTTTCTGTTCGGCCATGACGGTTTTTACCGATGATAATTTCTGCCTTGTTACGTGCGCGTTCCATACGACGTTTGTAACTTTCCTGGCTTTTTTCGTTAAAATTGCCAGACAGTTTGTTTGCCGGGTCGCGATTTTCAAGATAGTATTCTTCGCGGTATGTGAACATAACAATATCGGCATCTTGTTCAATAGAACCAGAATCACGCAAGTCAGACAACATTGGGTGTTTGTCATCACGTGCCTCAACACTACGTGAAAGTTGTGATAGAGCAATCACAGGAACATTCATTTCCTTGGCCAAGATTTTCAAACTGCGTGTTATTTCGGATAATTCTTGAACACGATTTTCAATTTTGCGTCCGCCAGGTAATGTCATAAGTTGTAAATAATCGATTACAATCAACGCGATACCGCCCGCTTTGCGTGCCAAGCGACGCGCACGAGTGCGCATCATTGGGACAGACATACCAGGTGTGTCATCAATATATAACGGAACACGTCCCAGAGCAGATGCATATTGTGTCAATTTCAAAAAGTCACTGTCGTCCAAAGAACCATCGCGTTGCGCAGTTACTGGAATTTTGGCCTGGGATGATACAACACGGGCAGCCAACTGACTTTGTGACATTTCCAAACTGAAAAAGACAACGGCACCTTTATACCTATCGTTTGCACGACCAGACATAATCGCGTTTGCCGCATTAAAAGCGATGTTCATTGCCAGTGTGGTTTTTCCCATACCAGGACGTCCAGCAATGATGATTAAATCGGAATTATGCAGACCACTGATTGATCTGTCCAAATCGGTCAGCCCAGTTGTTAACCCAGATATACCTTCGGTTTTATAGGCAGCAGCGGCTTCTTCAAGTGCGTCCTGTAGTGCTGTTGATAAAGGTGCTATTTCGTGTTCGGCAGAGCCGGTTGTTGCCATATCGAATAATTTTTGTTCGGCAACTTCAATCTGTCGCGATACAGGGTTATCCAAATCTTCGGTAAATGCGGCATCGGTTATTCCCTGGCCAATGGCAATCAAATCACGGCGCATCGCGTTTTCGTAAACGATACGACCGTATTGTTCGACATTTACAACCGTTGCCCCAGCACCCGCAAGTTGTGTCAAATATTCAACACCGCCCACAGATTCCAGTGTCCCTTGTTGATCCAAATAATTTTTTGCAGTGATGATATCAAATGTAATTCCGGCGGCAAACTGACGTAAAGCTAATTTATAAATCTCTTGATGTGCAGGGTGTGAAAAATGTTCGGGTTTCAAAAATTCCGAAACACGTTCCAATGCGCGGTT